AATAACTGTAAGAAGAATTTAAATATTGATGGCCTAATCTTTATTCAAACTTCTCAGGCAGATATGATATTGAATGATGAATTCGATACTATTTACCATGAACATATCTCATTCTACAATATCAAATCAATGATGTTTCTATGTAACAGAGCAGGTTTAAATTTAATTGATGTGGTAAAAACTCCTATTCACGGCACAAGTTACATTTTTATTATTAGTGCCGATATGTCAGCACCAGCAAACATCAAAAATTTAATTGATATTGAAACCAATGCTGGTTTGTATAACAAAGAAACATATACACGTTATTCTAAGAATTGTATTGATATGGTTGAAAAGTTTAGAGAAGTTGTGGAAGAACACCGAGCAAATGGTTATAAAATTGTCGGCTATGGAGCACCAGCTAAAGGCAACACATTTCTAAACTTTGCCAAAGTACCACTTGATATGATTATTGATGATAATCCAATGAAGCAAGGACTCTATACGCCAGGTTCTTCTATTGGTATAGTTGGTTCGGAAGTATTGAAATCCTTTGAGGAACATGATAGAATATTGTTTGTACCTTTGGCTTGGAACTTTTTTAAAGAAATTAGAGAACGTATAATCAAACAAAGAAATAATTTTAATGATGTATTTTTAGATATGAAAAGGTTGTAAAATGATTAATCAAATGATTGAAACTTTGTCAAATGAACGACCAAGTTATGCCAAAAATTATGACAATTATAAACATGGTGATTTTGTCCAGTATTCGGGCCAGTTATGGGACGAAAAAGAAATGTATGCAGCCATTGATACGCTTGTCAATGGCAAATGGATTACATCAGGTGAAAAGGTAGCACAATTTCAAATTCATTTTAGCAGACGATTTGGTGTAAAACATTCACACATGGTGAATTCTGGTTCATCTGCCAATCTGGTAATGATTACTGCACTAAAGAAGCATATGAATTGGCAAGATGGTGATGAGGTGATTGTTTCACCAGTAGGGTTCCCAACAACGATTGCACCATTAGTTCAAAATAATCTAAAGCCAGTATTCATTGACATTGAATTAGAAACTCTTAATTTTGATTTAGTCAAGCTTGTAGAAAAGATTACACCAAGAACCAAAGCAATTTTTGTATCACCTGTTCTCGGTAATCCTCCTGACATGGACATCCTACAGGACATTTGTACCAAACATGGCATTCTTTTGATTGGTGATAACTGTGATTCACTAGGAACAAATTATGATGGTAAATTGATTACAGAGTATTACTACTGTTGGTCTACGTCATTCTATCCTGCACACCACATCTCAACTGGTGAAGGCGGCATGATCTGTTGTAACGATGACACACTTGCTAATCTAGTAAGAAGTGTTTCGTGGTGGGGTCGTGATTGTTATTGTGTTGGAACAAACAATCTGCTCGAATGTGGCACCTGTGGAAAACGATTTGATAATTGGTTACCTGATTACGATGGTGTAATTGACCACAAATATTTGTTTACGACAATGGGCTATAATCTCAAACCTCTAGATTTACAGGGTGCAATCGGTTTAGAACAATTAAAGAAGTTTGACTATATCGATGAGAAACGCCGTGAATACAAAAACACTATTCAAAAATTCTTAGAAGATAATATCAAAGAGATTCGTGTTATCAATACTTTGCCTAAGGGTGACCCATCTTGGTTTGGTGTGCCAATCTATTGTGAATCACAAGATGTAAAAGAATTCTTGGTACAACATTTTGAATCCAATAAAATTCAAACAAGAAATTATTTTAGTGGTAATATTCTATTACATCCTGGTTATAAACATTTAGATAATTATAAAGATTATCCAAATTCAAATTTGGCTCTCAGTAATGTGTTTTTCTTAGGTTGTTCACCTCTCTATAACGAAAAAGTTTTGGCATACATTGAAGATGTGTGTAAAAAATGGAACGATTGATTAATGTTCTAGGCGGTAACGGCTTTGTTGGTAGCCGTTATCGTGAACTCACCGATAATGTGGTAATCAATGCCAAATATGATTACGAAGTAAAAGATAATAGTGAAGTGGTATACTTTATCTCTACTGTGGACAACTACAATGTCCATACTGATCCGTATATCGACATAGAAACGAACCTAACGACTTTGGTTCGTACATTAGAGTCCTGTAAGGATAAGAATATAACTTTTAATTTTATTAGTTCCTGGTTCGTTTATGGAGATGTAAAGTTACCAGCCAAAGAAGATTCTTACTGTAACCCTAGAGGTTTCTATTCAATCACCAAACGTACCGCTGAACAACTACTCATCTCATATTGCGAAACTTTTGGTATAAAATACCGAATTCTTAGATTGGCCAATGTCTTGGGTAAAAGTGACGGTAAGGTATCTAAGAAGAAGAACGCTTTACAATACATGATTAATCAAGTGGTGAATAATGAAAACATAGCTTTATATGAGGGCGGTATTTTTTACCGTGATTACATTCATGTTGATGATGTGGTACAAGCCATTAATCTTGTTATAGAAAAGGGAAATGTAAATGAAATCTATAACATAGGTAACGGTGAAACGGTATTCATTAAACAAGCCTTAGACTATGTGAAAAGTAAGGTCAATTCTACATCACAATTTGGTACTATGGACATTCCTCAATTTCACAAAACAGTTCAAACAAAAAACATGGTTTTGGATATCTCAAAAATCAAAGAAATGGGTTATACACCAAAATATGACCTATTCCAAACGTTGGATTTGCTGATTTAAAACCAACAATTTGATGACTATGTATCGAACCCAATCTTTCTAAGGTTTGGTTCTAAAACTCCAAATGTTGTATAAATAAGCAACTGGCAACCAAAGTGTGTTGCAAATCTGTAAGGAAATTAATGTATTCGTTTTCAACGTTTCTCAAAGAGGAAGATGAGGGTGGTAAACTCAAGCATATAACTCATGCTGAGGATAGACCATTACAAAATGGATCCGAAGGATTCAAACATGCTGTTGGCGCATTACAGCAGGCCCATGAACATATTAAATCTGGCGGCCACAGTACCGCTTTGACTATGAAGTATGATGGTTCTCCATCTATTGTTTTTGGTCACCATCCAGAAAATGGTAAATTCTTTGTAGCATCAAAATCTGCCTTTAATAAAAATCCAAAAATAAACTACACCGATGAAGATATTGAAAATAACCATGGCCATGCACCAGGCCTAGTTGAGAAATTAAAACACGCATTGGAACATTTACCTAAGGTGGCACCAAAAAAAGGTGTATATCAAGGTGATGTGATGTTTAGTGGTGAAGATAAAAAAGAAACCAAACACGGAGTATCATTTACGCCAAATACAATCACATATTCTGCCAAAGGTTCAGAAGGTGACAAGATTCGTAAAGCCAAATTTGGTGTAGTGGTTCATCAACAATACCATGGTAACGATATTGCTTCAATGAAAGCAGATGCTAGTCCTGATGTGCACAATTTTAAACAACATGAAGATGTTTGGCACAAATCGGCTGAACACGATGCATCCAAAATAAACTATTCAGAAAAAGACCAAGAACAATTTAGAAAACACATTGCAGCTGCTGAAAAAATAAACACCGGTTCTGGCAAAGAAATGTATAGTGTTACCGAACCACACCGTGGTGAAGGTGGTTCTTTAGAAACCTATATTAATCAGACTGTTAGAACGGGTGAAAAACCCACATCTAAAGGCCTACAGAAACATATAAAAGATAAATTTGTTAAGGCTGCATCTAAATTAAAAACACCAGCTGCACAAGCAAGAAAAGAAACAGAAGCCAAATCTCATGTGCAACACATTGAAGGTAATACTGAGCATTATGATAACCTTCTAAATATGCACCACCATCTACAACAAGCAAAAAATGTATTGGTGAAAAATTTGGAAAAGAATACTGGTGGTTTAGAACACCACATTGATGGCAAACCAACAGGACCAGAAGGTTTTGTGGTCAACTATAGTGGTGAACCAACAAAACTAGTTAACCGATCAGAATTTGCAAAAGCTAATTTATTAAAAGTTAGAAAACCTTCAGTAGAAGATAAACCTAAAAAAACAAAGAAAAAAACAATTAAAGTAGATTACGAAAACGATCCACAATGAAGTCATTTAAAGAATATTCTAAATCATTACACGGTGCCATTGCTTCACACCAATTAACTGGTCATACGTTACATGTTCGTAAAGAAGGTACCGGACATTATGGTCTTTATTCTGGAGGAAAATCAGTTGCAACAATTTTTGCGGATAGTGAATCAGCTGCCATAAGAATTTTGAGAAAAAAAGGATATGATATAAAATGATCGGACTTTCGTTTATTTTTGAAAAAATATCTTCAAAAAATAAAAAATCTGTTGCAAAGGTGATTAAGCAAGCTCGTAATCAAGCTGATGCCAACAAAGAATCAACACATCGTTCAAATGTGAATGAATTTTTACTGGCTCATCATTTAGCCAAAGCTGCAGGATTAAAAGACACCAGACCAGGTGAAACTGAAGAAGAAAAAGCAGCTGCACAAGACAGACATGATGTATCAAAAGAAAAGATAAGTCCTGAAGAATATGAACACCAAAGCCAAAGAGCTAAACAAATGGCTCAAGCCTCTATATTGGAATACAAAAAAAGAGGTATTGATTTAACCAAAGCAAAAAGTGTTCATTTAAGTGCTGGTAAAGGTGCAATAAAAAGGATAACAGGCCTCAACGTTGAAAGTAAAGATAACACTTCAGATGTTATGCTTAAAGTTCCACACAAAACACATGGAACAATATACCCTGGTATCTCCGCAAAATCCAATATGGAAAATACTGAAGGTAAAGGTGCAGAGAGAATTTCAAATCCAGGATTAACACCCATAGCTAAATCTCTTGGTGAAAAATGGCACGAAAATGAATATCCTAAACTAGATGATTTTGCTGAAAAAAAAGGCATATCACACTTACCTCTGAGTAGTAAAAAAGAAAACACAGAAGGCAGAAAACAATGGCTTCGTAAACCTGGTAATGAACAACATTTGGATCATGCTAAAGAAGAAGGTAATAAAATATTAAATAGTGTAAGAGAATCTTATTTTAATAGATTAAATAAATTATCTACAGAAGAAATTAAAAACCATTTAGCTTCTAATCATTTTAGGACAAATGAAAGTAAAGAAGAAGATAAAACTAATGAAAGAACGCCATATATAGTTGCTTCAGGTTATGGAACAAAAAAAGGAGAATACGGTGCTCACGCACATGGAATGGAAACAGATTCTTCTGCTCATGTGGATGCATTAAGCCGAGCACACCATTTTACACTTGAAAAAAGTGGTGAAAATGGTATTAGAGTTTATGCACACAAAGATGAAAATGACGTAACAGGAAACCATCTAATTACAATTGCATCAAAATTTAATTCACAACCAATGGCCAGTTCCATCAATTTCGTTGGCACCGAAGGTACTTTAAAACCTAAAAAAATTAAGAAACCACAATGAAATCATTTTTAGATACAATCAAAGAAGAACAACAAGGTGAAAAACACCATGTTATTACCTTTGGTAGAATGAGTCCTCCTACTACAGGTCATCTAAAATTGATTAGTAAGGTCAAAGAGATTGCACAGAAAAACAATGCAACTCATTCTATCGTTGTTTCTCATACACAAGATAGTAAAAAGAACCCATTAAGTGCTGACCAAAAAATCAAACACTTAAAGCGTTATGTTGCAGGTCCAATATCAGAGGCAACAAAATCTGGTGGTACAAACTTTGTGGCTGCATCAAAAGAAAAACCAACAATATTACATCATGCAGTTGATGTTCATAATAATGGTGTAACACACCTTCATGTTGTTGTGGGTTCCGACCGTGTAAAAGAAATGCATCACCTACTACACAAATATAATGGTGTAGAAGCAGGCCATGGAAAATATAATTTTAAAAAGATTACTGTTCATTCTGCCGGTCACCGAGATCCAGATGCTGAGGGTACCGAAGGTATGTCTGCCAGTAAAATGAGAGAACACGCAAAATCTAAAAACTTTGGTGAGTTTAGAAAGGGTGTTCCTTCTCATGTTTCAGATACTCATGCAAAAGAGTTGATGAACGATACTCGTAAGGGCCTAGGATTACATGAATCATATACTCGTGGCCTGTTTAAAGCCATTTTTGTGGCTGGCGGGCCAGGTTCTGGTAAAGATATCATTATTCGTGAAGCCATTGCTGAACAAAGGTCTGTTGAATTGAATTTAGTTCAAGCACAAGATTATTTGGCTGATAAACAAAAACTATCAGAAAAGACCAGCGATCCTCGTAGAGAATCAATTCGCAATCGTGGTCCTTTGATTATCAATGGCCCAGCAGATGATAGAGATAGAATTGCCTATATCAAAGAAGAACTTGAGGACATTGGTTACGATACAATGATGATATTTGTCAATACGACAAATGAAACAAGTAAAGAAAGAAACTCACTATTGTCCAGAATGATGGTCGAATCAGTACGACAGGACAAGTGGACCAAATCGCAAGAAAATACTAAATATTTCATGGAAGCCTTTAGTAATTTTGTTCCTTTCGATAATACAGGAAACTTAGAAACTAAAGAAGAAGATATATACGAAGTATATGAATCCACTAATAAATTTTTGGATTCTGATGTAGGGGATACAGCCGAAGATTGGTTGAATCGAAGAAGTAAGTTAAATATTAATTTATTATTTAAGGAAAATAAAAATGTTAAAAGCACTAATAAACTGGTTAAAGGTCAAACCAACCGTAAACCCTTGCTCGACAACAACGCCCCAGGACAGCAGCTCCAAAGAAAGCTCAACAGACCAGATGACGTCCGTGACGGAGACGTTAAGTACAACTCCGACTACATCTTCAAAACCTACTCCGAACAAGGCGGCCCCACAGTCACGGTCTCCCCAACGGCCAAAGAGCCAAACTTCCAAAAAGACAAAGAAAAAGTAAAAAGATTAAAGTTTGGAGATAAATCTTTAAGTGCAGGTAGAATTGGTAATCCTAGTGGCCTTGGTTCCGAGTGGAACACACGCACAAATGGTTCAGGATTAACTGGTGGTGCTGGGCTTGGTAATCAAACATATAGTGAGAGCCAAGAATACAGTAATGCCAATCCTGCTACTACCGCAATGCCGTCTGGTGGGTCAGTAAACCCCCTAAGTAATGAATATGATAATAAAGATTTTAAAAAGTTTAGAAAGTTAGTTAAGAAAGAAGCAATTGACGATCCAGGTGCCTTTGATATGGGTGTTAGTGGAACTCTTAGCGGTGCTACAAATAAAGAACCTTTAGTTGTACCAAATGATAACAAAGTTCGTGCCAACGACATTCTAAAAAGAAAAAGAATAAAAGAGGATCATGTAGAAGAATTAGAAAATGGTTTAGTAAAATTAAAAAATACTGACTATGATTCAATTGACAATTTAATGCAGAATATAGCTAAAAAATATAAAATTACGGGTAAAGATTTACATAATGATTTTAAGAAAAAGCATAATAAAATTCCAGATAATTGGATTAAAGATCATAAAAAATGAAAACATTTAAACAATTTTTAGAAGAAATTGATTCTTTGGATGAAAAATCTCCTGCATGGCAACGTGCCGCAGGTAAAGATCCAGAAGGTGGTTTGAATCGTAAAGGTATTGCCTCTTATCGTAGAGAAAATCCAGGTTCAAAACTAAGTATGGCAGTTACTACAAAGCCATCAAAATTAAAACCAGGTTCAAAGGCAGCAAATCGCCGTAAATCATTCTGTGCTCGTATGGGTGGAATGAAGAAACGATTAACATCAGCTAAAACAGCCAATGATCCAGATTCAAGAATTAACAAAGCATTACGCAAGTGGAACTGCTAATAACGGAGAAAAAAATGTTCACAAAAAATAAAGTAAGCCAGTCAATGATCGATGCAGTAAATAAAGTTCTAGGTGAAGAACCTACAGTACAAGAAGATGTGTTACTGAACGAGGCTGGTGCCCCAATTAAAGAACCTACTTCTACAGGCATGAGAGTTTATGGCCGTAGTTATGGCAATTCTGCAAAGGCTAAACGAGATCAAACTAAATCTTCAGTTGATGATCTTAAAGGTCCTAAAACAAAAGAATTGATGCAGAAGGACAAAGAAGATTACATGAAAACAAAAGGCAAGTACGATGAAGCCGCCAAGCCAGACTTTTTAGATTTCGATAAAGATGGCGATAAAAAAGAGCCCATGAAATCCGCATTAGCTGCCAAAAAGAAAGTTGCAGAAGAATTAAAAGGTAATCAACATAAGATTGATGCAAATAAAAACAATAAAATTGACGCACATGATTTTGCTATTCTCCGTGGCAAAAAGAAAGTCAAAGAAGGTCGTGAATTTACCGAAAAACTTTTAGAAACAGTCCGTAAGTCTGATGTACCTGCTTATCTCCGTAAAGCCAAAGGTGACACACCATTGACTATGGCTGATGTTAAAGGTCCTAAGAAAGATACTATCTCTGATCCTAAGAACCTTGCTAAACTA